GCCACTAGGACGGGTGCTTGTCAATGAACGCCTGGTCTGCTACCAGGGTGGCGCCTACTGCCTACTGCGGCGCCGTCGATGCCGAGCCCTAATGCCAAAGCCGTGCCAACAAGATGTTGTGGTGTCGGCAGGCGCGCACCCCAACTAATTGTGGTGTGTGTCTTTTTCGACACACCTGACTGGGGCACATTTGCGCCACACTGGGGCGTTTTGGTGAGTGTGATCTAAATGACACACGCGGGCAGGCACGTTTAATGGAATTGCAAGAAGGATGCCACGGTTCGATGTGACCTGGCACAGCCAGTGCTATAGCAAAAACCATGCCATCCTCGCCATAATATTATCCACAGGTTTTCCACAAGTTATCCACAGGTTATGCACAGGCAGTGGCCACCCCCGTACCCTTGTGTCTACCCCGTCAGGGCGTGGGCCAGTGGGCCAGGTTAAAGGACATACAATGCCAGCCATTACAACGGGTTCGGGGGACCCATCGGGGGACCCAAAGCCCCAAAAAACTGAGATTCTAAAAAGTGCCCCCTCTGGTGCCGCGAACAGGCGCGAGAAAGCACTGACCAAGTTCGCCGCTGATCCACCCGAGAAGCAGCTTGATGAACTGCGGAAGACCTGGAAAGAGACCGCGTACATGATCGCGCTCAGGGCCAAAGGGTTCGCCAACCAGTGCCAGCCAGCCGAGTTCGGCAAGCTGTACCAGCTCATTATGTCGGGCGCCGTCAGCATCGACAAAGCATTTCCTCCTAAGGAGCAGGGGCGTGATGCCCCCGCGTTCGTCGTGAATATGTTTGGCTCGCTTGGGCAACGGGCCACCGCGATAGCGCAGCCCGCTGTACCCACCATCAACGTTGAACCTGTAAAGGAGATCGAATGGCAAAATTCCGCTGGGAAGATGATGTCCTCATCGCCGACGAACACGGAGACCTTGACTATACAGAAGCCGTTGGAACCCTCGTCTCAGAAGCAGTAGCGAGCATCGAGGAAGCGCTCTGGAACCTGGTCGATGACCTGGAATACGTCATGGCCGAGGAAGCAGAGGAACCGGCTGACGATGACATCGAAGTGGAGTTAGAGCTGGACGAAGAAGAGGAAGTCGAAGAAGAAGTTGTGGAGAAACCTAAGCGTAGGCGGTAATGGGTTACAAAGAGCAGTTTCAGTCGTACATGGAGGAAGTTGAGGCGTACCTCGCTAAAGTGAGGAAAGGCCGCCGTGTGCCCGCTGCGGACCCCCAGGCACCGCAGTACAGCCAAGGTGCGGACGATCTACGCCTCATCCGCCAAGGGGAAGCCCCCGCCGGGTATGGTCAAACAGGCCGAGTGCCTGCGCCAACCGCGCCACCGTCGTCTCCGCCCGAGACATTTGACCCGAGAGGGTTCGGTCAGGCGTTTGCCACGCCAGGTGGGGAGTCTCCTAAGTACGGCTTCACTGAGCGCCCCAAGCCAGAGACCACGAAGGTCCTAGGCGGGGTCGCTGACAGTGTGATGAATGACCCCAGGATGGCCGCCTTCGGCGGGGTGGGAGCACTCAGGCCCAGGCTGCTACAGAAGATGGCGCCGGTCCCAGATGCCGGTGGCTACCGCGTCCCGACCAGCGAGATGCGTCAGATGTTCAACATGCCCCGCCCGAATCTACGCAAGATGGATGTGCCGACAGGGGAACGCGGGGTCCGCTCAGACTACGTCTGCACTGGCCGAGATAGACAAGATCAGGCGAGAAGCACAACGAGGGTACATCGCAGAGAGACCGTAGTTTAGCCGCAGCGCTGAATGAAGCTGGTGAGAGTAGCCTCTGGCGCTGGGACAAGTTACCCAGCCAGGAGCAGTTCCTCACCGCCCCTGAGACGTTCACCTGTTTCTCAGGCGGGTTCGGCAGCGGCAAGACCACAGCACTGTGCGCCAAGATCATCTTGTTAATGACAGCTATCCCCAACAACCTGGGGTACCTGGGGAGACTAGATGGTAAGAGTCTTCGTCACTCTACTCTGCAATCTCTACTGGAGCTCTTGCCGAAAGAGTACATCAAGAAGCACAACGAGCAGCAAGGGCTGATTCAACTTCAACCTGAGGTAGGGGGTTCCAAGCTCGTCTATGGCGACTTCAAAGACATCAACGACCTCAAGAACATCCCGCTCGGCTTCTATGCCATCGACCAAATGGAAGAAGTCCCGAGTGCTGTCTGGGAGTATCTTGCAGGCCGCATTCGCCGCCGCACTCCAATTCTTACAGAGGACGGGCAAAGACAGTATTACGTTGAAGGAGTTTGTCCTCTCAACACTGCGGATGCCCTACAGCGTCATTACGCGCTATCCGAGGATGTCACCACAAAGCGTTGCCGTCTCTGTGCTGCGCCCCTCCCGGATTACTCGGACGAAACAGCGGCTGGCAAAGAGGTACCGCCCTGGGACCTTATCATCTACAGAAGGTACGGCTTCGGCGTCTGCAACCCCGAAGGACCCTCACACTGGATTTACCGCACATTCTCAGGCTTGCCAAGCGCCCACGGACTCAGCGTCGGTAAGGAAGGCCACATCGCCTTCCATGCCACCATCTGGGACGGCCTCAAAGCCGGGTTCATCGACAGCCCCTACGTCCGCAACCTTGAACGCACCTACCGCGATAAGCCCACTATGTGGGATCGGTATATGGAAGGTAAGTGGGTCGAGGCCGAGGGTCTCGTATACCCGACGTGGCAACGAGGAACTCATACGTTCGATTACCGGGCAGTCCGGTATGACGACGGGGAGCGAGTGCTGCGGCCAGGCCGAGGATACCTCTTCGAGTACATCGACCACGGACTCACAGCGGCGACGGCAGTTGGCTGGGTCTACAGTGAACGCTGCGATTGCGGCTGCGATAAGCAGAACTTCTACGTCATTGATGAACATTATGAAGGCGGGAAGACAGTTTCCTATCATTCTGCCCAGATCAAGGCCCACCGCCTCAGGCACGAATCGTTCCCGGTCACGGCGACGTACCTAGACAGTCAAGCCTTCAGCAAGACGCTGATGGGCTCGGCTGGTACCCCGAGGGAGAACGAGCTGTACTCCGTCGCTGACGAATACCTCGGCTACGAGATCAGCGTCATTCCCAACCAGAAAGACTGGAAAGTCGGCTATGACAGAATTAGCGAACTCCTCCTGGTTGATCCTAATCATATACATCCCTTTACTGGCGTACGCGGTGCACCTCATCTTCTCGTGGCTAACACGTGCGGTAACTTCATCTCTGAGATCGAGACGCACAAGTGGAAGGTCGTCAAGACCAGCATCGAACCACGAAAGGATGAAGCCGCTGACGGCAATGACCACCACATGGATGGCCTCAATGGGCTCCTCGCTTCTCGCCCTGCTGAGGTGATTACCTTTACGGCTCCTCCGGTTGACGAAGCCTGGGAGCTTGAGCGCGAGATAGCAATGTTCTCATCTATTCCTAGCAACCACATGGCGGCCTAATGGCAACGTACGAAGGCACTCAGACACCCGGTAAGTACGACAACACAGGCGCTCCTGAGACCAAGCTGGAGACGCTACAGAACTACTTCCGTACTTGGGCGACGAGTACCGAGACGGCCCGTGGGAAGTTCCGGCGTGACTTCGAGTACGCCGAGGGTAACGGCAAGCAGTGGAACGCACTCGCTCGGCAGGAGGTTCTCAAGACCGGACGCCCGGTACTAGAGCACAACCAGATTCTCCCCCAAGTGGAGTTCGTCTGCGGTCTACACCGAGACATGCAGATCGACTTCAAGTTGCTACCGCGCGGGTATGAGGACATCCGGCTGAGCGAGATCGCAACCGCGACGTTAAAGGCGGCGAGTGACTTCACTCGTTTACCACGCACATCAGATCGTGTCTTCGACGACGCGACGATCTGCGGGCTCGGCGTCTGGGAAGTGCTGCACACGTACCACGATGCAGAAGACCTGCTGTGGGGCGATATCGTCGTCAGCCGCATCAACCCGATGTCGTTCATCTATGACCCTTGGGCCGTGCGCATGGACCTCCAAGACGGATCGTTCATGGGCAAGGCGGAGTGGATGTCCATACATGACTTCAAAGAAGCTTATCCTAAGTTTGCTCACCTCGCTGTCCCTGGTGAGTGGCTATCTCGGGTTAATCAGCTTATTGGCTCGTCCGATGATCTGGGAACTGGCCCTAATCTTATTCCTGAGCTGTGGGATCAGTCTACTGGTCGTATACGAGTGCTTACCATGTGGTGCAAGAAGCCGGTCGATATTGTACTCATGGTTGACGAGCGCACCGGCTCGGTTCAAGAGTTTCAGTCAAAGGACATGGCAGAACAGCAACTCGCGTCAATGCGCGACATGGCTGGCCACGATGCTATCGCCCCTTACCAGATCATCACTCAAGGGATGACTGCCGCTATCGCGGACCAGACCACTGGGATGCCCGTCGTCAACCCGATGACCGGGATGCCGCAGGAGTTTGGTTCCCCTGAGATGGCCCAGGCGCACCTCAATGCGCTCAGCCAGAAGGCTGGCATGGAGGTGTACAACCAGTACAAGGTCATCACGCGCCAGGCGAAGAAGCCTCACTGGTACAAGATGGTCTACTGGCAGACGCTAGAGGAGGGTGTGTCACCCTATGTTGATCGCAATTACCCGTTCGTGCCGTACATTAGTCGCCGGTTTGCTGATGATCCTGAGTCTATCATGGGTATCGTCAGAAACCTTGCCGATCCGCAAGATGAGTATAACAAACGGTATAGTAACTTACTCGCTCATATAAACTCCAGCTCGCACTCCGGGTGGCTCAACCGCAAGTCGGGCGGTGCAAACCGTACAGAACTGGAGCTGATGGGCTCCAAGCCAGGAGTCGTAGTCGAATATGCCAACGTCGCGCCCTCACAGATCACACCCGTCGAAATGTCGCAGGGCCACTTCGCGATGCTCCAGACATCGGAGCGGAATATCCTCCGTATTAGCAGCATCAATGCGGAGATGGTGGGCCAAACTACCCAGCAGACTGTTAGCGGACGGGCCATCAAAGCTCGTCAGAGTGGTGGCGTTACCGCCCTCAAGCCGCGCCTACGCACGTATGAGGAATCATTCC